TCTTCTCTTTGATACCCCGTTCTTACAGAGATATCGGTCTCTACATCTAGGAAAGACCTGTGAGAAGCTTTTGAGCTATGAAATCCATCGTAGGCTTCTACGTTATCGGCAATAGACAAAAAGGCGTCTGATTTTTCTTGGTCGTCTCCCCAAGTTATGAAAGCGGGGTCTGGTTTGTGGTCTGGTACGGAACCTGCCATGATGGGCCTCTAATGCTATTGTATTTTGATTACAAAACTATTGTATTATACACCAAATCCCTAGTAAACATCTTTCATGCCTTCAGTAAACCAAGAAGGACCAATAAAATCTGGCCCTTTTAGGTTCTTGGACATGCCAGCAAAGTCTCCGACACTATGATAAGGGGTCGGAGTGGGGGTTCTATGTATAGTTCTAGCTGACATATTGGCCATCAGTAAAGAACTATAACGGTCCTTTCTGAGCCTGTTCTTTTTGCCGCCGGGAAGTTTTACCTCTGGGGTGTCCCATTTGTCTCTACCAGCAGCGGTTTGGGATATTATAATCATAGACAACTCGTCTTTTAACTCTTCTATCTCCATAACAGCATCTTCCAGAGAATCATAGCTACGCTCTTTTATCTTATCTTGGGCTTCGGCTAAACCTAGAGTCACTGGATCAAAGTATGGAAACAAAAGAATCTTGTCTTCAAAATCTTTTCTCATACCATGGTTAGCTTCTCCAAGCCAATCAGCCTTTGCGAACTGACACATCTCTAAAATGTGTAGGCCAGCGTTGCCATCAGTGTCTTTCTCTTTCTTTTCGTCTACAATTTCCCAGATGGGTAGTTCCCCGTCTTCAAACTTATCTGGGTCATGCAACGCTTCCATTACAGCTATACCACCACCTTGAGCGTCCATAGCTATCCGCTCACACGGAAACGTCTTCATCAGGTCTCTAATTTTTCTAGCGCAGTAAGAATAAAAGTCCATCTCAGTCGCTAGACCCATCTTGACCTGTTCTTTATGTCTCTCCCTGTTGGTTGTCCAGCAATGAACAATTCTTCTGTGATCTGAGTGAAGCTCCAACACTACTATGCTGAAATTATCAACTTCAGAAGCTGGGTCAACCCCGTAAATGTAGCGATGGTTGGGGTTTCCTCTTAGCATGGCTTGGAATGAAACTTCTCCGCTTGGGAGAGATATCACGTTCTCGTGACTAGCTACACAAGACTCAATCAAAGATCTTTTGAAAAAGCCTTGGCTGTCACTACTAAAACAAGCCCCAAACTCCATTTCATAAATGCCAGCATGAACAGTGGCTTTGGATCTAGCTACTTGGGCATCGTCCATGAATCCTTTTGGAACAAGCTCAAATGGAATTCTGATTATACTGTATTGCGTCCAATCAAATCCGTCTGGAACTTCGCCTTTGAAAATCTCTTCCAACTGCTTCTTTCTTCCCCGGCTATTTATTATATCCTTCCACTTCTTCCAATACTCAGCAAAGTGGTTGAATTCATAGTAAGCGGTTCCAGACAATATAATTTGGTTGGAATCAACAGATATGTCTTGTTTCTCTTGCTCCTCATACTCCCCCAACTCCATGGCTCTTTTTTGTGCAGCTAGACGTTTAACGTTCTCTACCGGAGAAGCACTAACAGCGGCAAAACCCGCAACCACGTTTTCAAAGATTTCTCTGGGAATAGATGCAAATTCATCTGCAATAATATCGTTGGCTCGTTGACCACGAATTTTACTACCATCACCAAGAGGAAGACAGACTATTGTGCTTTCGCCTATAGTCATTTGGCAGCGGTCCACATCCCTACGAGGAGCGCAAGTAACTATGTCTCTCAGTAAGGGGGCGTTTTTATAGATGGTCTCCATGTATTCAAACAAAACTTTTGACTGTCTAAAAGCAGCACCTACAATCACGATCTTTCTTGGAGGAAGAAGCAACGCCCTCATCATCGCGTAGAGAGACAACATGAAACTCTTACCAAATCCACGAGAGGCTATAAGCATCGGGAACTTGCGAGTCCACATCTCCTTGAGAATCAACCCCTGTGTTGGAAGCAAATCTATATTAAAAATATGTTTACACAGGAAAGAGAAATACTCCGGGTTTCTTAAAAGCCAAGCAAGTTTGACATAGAAGTCTTCAGGCTCTTCTGAAGCCAAAAAGCCCAACGGATTAAATAAAGTACTCTCGTCTATGTTGGTATCTAGATTAAGCCAAGCGTCGGCAATTAAAGAATCGTTACTCATCCTTCTCCACAACTTCTAGAAATATAGATATGATCTTTTCTTCTGCCTCCGCTCTGTCCTCACAAAAGATAGTTTCGATATCATAATTTTCTTGATATCCATACAAACACTTTCTCATATACTTTCCGTTCATACGAACGTACTTCATAACCCTCTTAGGTACGCCAGAATTCTTTGGAAACCGAAGAAGAGCCTCTTCAGAAAACTCACAAATAATATACTTGTGGTCAAATTTGGACATACGCTCCATCTCATTATCAAAGCGCTTTTTGTGCCTGCCAAGATTATTGGCTATCTCTGACGGAGTCTTCTTTCTCTCTATACACACAATGTCTTCGTAGCCCTCTAGAGTGTAATCGCCAGTCTTGAGGGTTGCTACAGACGTATCGTACCCATAAAATCCAAAGTTGAATGGGTGTTTTTCTCTAGTGTCCTGAATTATCACCATATATGTTATTAATCATCTCTGTAAATAGCGGTTCGTAATAGACCTCGTTCTTACTAACCAACGAATGACAAAAATAACACAAGGTTATTCCGTTGCTTTCTTCGTATCTCAGGGTTGGAAAGTCTGCCCATCTTTTGATGTGGTGCGCTTGAATCCTTTTGCCGGTCCTGTGACACCCCGGCATTTTGCACTTATAATCATCTCTAGTGACAACTCTTTTTCTCCAATCCTTGTATAAAGGATCATCAAAGTCTCGTTTCATTGACTCACCTCTATTTTTAATATTCTTAGCTTTTCTTTTACGATTTTGGAAGCAGTCTTAAATTTTGTAGATTTATTTTTTTTAGTTATAATTAGGTGAACTTTTTTATAGGCTTCTGAGCATGCATCGTCTGGATCAATCGCTTCTACACGAATCCAAAAGACTTTTTTGCTTTCATTTATGCCCATCTTTTTTAGCTCCGGCAGAGCCGTGGTTATGTCCACTTTTATTCTGTAGTTTTTCATCGAGTTTTTCCCGATCTTTTTGTTCAGCACACTCGGGGCAAGCCCACATAGGGTGCTTGTGAGGTTTGGCGTAATGTAAGATCCTAACCTCCGTATCCATGATGGTGTACAGTTTAGAACTGTCACTCTTCATAAGGAAATAAATATCCTCCATATGTCCGTCAAACTCTTCCGACGTAGCTGAAATTCTATCCTCTAACATCTTTGTTTGTTGGCGAAGCAGGAATGTTTGATAAAGGCTTACCGCAGTAACACACGTTAGACAAAGTAAAGCTATTGGTGTGGCCTTTTTAATTTCCCAAGTCATCCTACTGTTTCCTTTTCTTTGGCTTGTTGAATATCGTATTCTACCATCCTAGCAACTAATTCCTCAAAACCCACCTTTGGTTCCCACCCTAATACTACCTTCGCCTTATAAGCACTTCCTTTTAGATAGGGAACCTCGGACGGCCTCATAAATCTTGGATCTTGGACAACAAAATCCATATAGTTTTCTATTCCAATCTTGTTAAATGCGGCTTCCAAGAAATCTCTGACAGAATATGTCTTTCCAGTAGCAATAACATAGTCGTCTGGTTTATCCTCTTGCAAAAGCATCCACATTGCCCGAACATAGTCTTCTGCGTGACCCCAATCCCTCTGTGCGTCTAGATTGCCTAGTCTTAGCTTCGGAAAACTGGGGGTAGCTACCTCGTCTAGAAATTGGTTATTAAAAAGTATCTCGTCATCTTCGGGGTGTAGGTCATCTACGGTTCTTTCTTTCGTCTCTATCCAGTTGGCAAACTGGGCGACCCACTTTGTAATTTTCTTTGTGACATGATGTGCGGCTAGTTTTGCTATTGCGTAAGGAGACTGGGGTCTAAACAGCGTCTGCTCGTCTTGGAATTTGTCACCACCTCGTTCAGTAAACGCATCTCCAAACATTTCACTGGAAGAAGCTTGATAAAACCTTGTGTATGGACTGTGTTCCCTAAGAACTTCTAGGATGTTAAGGCATCCTTTTCCAGTGACATCAAATGATAATAAGGGTTGGTCAAAAGATGTGCCGACATGACTCATCGCTGCAAGATTATACACCTCCTGCGGTTGACATTCTTCGATAATCCGAAGGATGCTGCTATAATCTGTTAGATCCCCTTCGACCAAACGAAGGTTCGGGCAATCCATAAGATGAGCAATTCGCCCCGTATTTCCCGTACTTACTCTACGAGTTACCCCTACTACGCCGTAGTTTTTTGACAGCAGAAGCTCTGCTAGATAGGAGCCATCTTGACCCGTAATTCCAAAAATAACAGCCTTCTTCTTCATTATCTTTTCTCCGGTAATTTGGATGGGGGTAGTTCATGAAATATGATTTCAGGACTATCACTGAGACTACCGCCACCGGTTCCATTTCCTTGTCCTTGACCCTTTTGACCGTCCCCGTCTCCTTCTCCCTCCTCAGCCTCGCCTTCACCTTCGCCGCCCTTGCGACTTCCAGCGACGGCCTTTCCATCCATAATCATCTCAAGGGCTTGCTGGGCGCCCTCATGCCCCTCGCGGGTGTACTTGGTTTTGTATGAACGAGGCTCGCTTCCGTCTCCATTGAGGTCTGTCGCCCAAATGTAAATCGCCCCCTTCTTACTTACGTCTGTTTTGCTGGGTTCTTTAACAACTATCCAGTGAACAATAAACTTGTCTGGCAGTTCATCATCTGTAGGCCACCCCCTCACATCTTCCATAGTACGGGATAGGAATAGGCTAAAACACACCGTCATGGTGATGAGAATCATTTTAAGCGGCCAGTACCCCTTGGTTCCGATTACGAACCAGAGAATTAATCCCCCAAGCAGGATAAAGGTTGGTATGATCGTCATAGTGATGGTGTCCTGCGGTTGACATGGGCCAGATCTTTTGGAAGCTCGTTAACGTCGATTACGTCGCCATTCTGGTTCACAGTGAATCGGAAGGCTGTCTTCTCATCGGCTTTTAGTTTTAATACTACTGTCTTGGTAGTTACTATCTTAAATGGGTTAATCTTGTCAAGTTGAATAGTGACGGGGCAGTCCTCGACGGAGTTTTTATGGTACATATGTACATTTACAATATATTCACCGGGAAGTATGCCACG